GATTCTCGTAATTGGGATCGAGCTGCAGATGAAATGGTTGATTCTAGATGGTATCGACAAGTAACAAAAAGAGCTGATAGACTCGTAGAGAGAATGAGGAACGTATGAAATACACCCAACGACAATGGGATAGAGAAGTAGGTTGGGGCAAAGTCCCGCCTGAATATGCTCTTGTAGGAGAAGAAATGTCTAATCCAATATACGACAGTATTTGGAATCCTTGGCAAAAATCATACAAAAACATTACACTAAATGTGACATATAATATGAAAGTGAAAAATTATGACGTTCAATCACAAAACAGTGAAACTACCAGAACTAACAACAGAAACAATAAACAGGAAGAGATTTTACGTAACTCCAGAGGGGAATAAATATCCTTCTATAACTACCGTATTATCCATTCGTAAAAAAGAAGGTTTACTTGAATGGAGAAAACGTGTAGGTAATGATGTAGCTAATCATATAGCTCGCACTGCTAGTGCTAGAGGTACTAAAGTTCATCATATGTGTGAAGATTATCTCAACAATTTACACATAGAATTTCCTAAAAAATTTGCAGAACATACAAAGAATTTTCTTCCTTGGTGTTTATTTAAAGAACTAAGAAGAAAATCATTAGGTAATATTAATAACATTCATGCACAAGAATGTGGACTTTATAGTGATAAATATAAAGTAGCAGGCCGTGTGGATTGCATTGCAGAATATAAAGACATTCTTTCAGTTATTGATTTTAAAACCTCAACAAGAGAACGGACTGACGATTGGAATGAAAATTATTACATCCAAGGTTCGGCTTACGCTGAGATGTTTGGAGAAAGAACAGGAATTGAAATCAATCAAGTAGTCATTCTTGTAGTAACAGAAGATGGCACTGTTCAAGAATTTATTCGTGATAAAGAAAAATATCTTCCTATGTTGGAAGAATCTGTTACCGAATGGAGAATTAAACAAGATGAAGCATCTAGCAATAATAATGTCGATGTTTCTGTTAGTGAGTTGCCAAACCACTCAATCGGCTGAAACAACTCAAATTAAATCAGAATCAGAGACACAAAAAGTTGTTGAGGAAAAAAAGAAAGAAGAAGTAATAGTAGAAAATCCACTTGCAAATATGGAGACATTACCTCCTGGCTTAGTTGTAAAAAGTGTGAAACCAGTAATATGTGGTGAAATAGGTGAAATGATGAACAATTTTCATAAAAGATTTGGTGAAAAGCCTGTATTAGCAGGTGAAGAACACGTAAGACTACATGATGGAACTGTAAGAAAAGGTATGGTTACAATGTTATATAATGAAGAAACACAAAGTTTTACATTTTTAGAACAAATGCCAGCAGATGAACGGCTGATATGTGTTCTTTCAGCTGGAAAAATAATAAGAGTAAATATTAAAAATTTAACCAAAGGTTCTTCTTTATAAAAAGTACTTGACAATTTAGGTTAACTGTGTTATAAATATAATACAATTCGATGATACGGATTGAAAGACGTACAGGACTTGGGGGCAGTACCCAACGCCTCCACCAAAAGGAGATTGGGTGTGGTTAAATTTTTAGAGGATTATGATAATGATGAAGAATCCTCTTGTACAAACGGTTGCTAAATGGATGCTAAAATTCTACATTGCGTGGAGTATTTGTGCAGATATAGTAGTAATAAGTGGTATTGTTTACCTAATCTTTTTCTGATGGGGGCGAAATAGGATCGACTGGCGTGGAATAGAGAAGTGGAGAATTGTCGGATGACTCCGTTATTGGTCAAAACTATAAATGCTAACGATAATGTTGCATTTGAGGATTATGCTCTCGCAGCTTAATCTCATAGAGTTCGGTGGTACTTAGTAACAGAAACCATCACAAAGGGGAGTTTTGGTAGTTTCTCCTAACCTCAAGAATCCTTGCACTTATGATAGGATTTGTTATTACGAGAACCGGCAAAAAACTACCACTTAACACACACACAGACACAAGGAGAAAAAAATGTCTGAAGGTAAAAATCCATATGAACTACGATTCGATGTTCTTTCAATGGCGAAAGAAATGATGGATCGTCAATATGATCTAGCAGTTGATGCCACACATATGGCAATGGAAAAGTTTGGTAATGCTCAAACAGACCCAAAAGAATTTTTTAAGGAGTATGCACCTAAAATGTATCAGCCTGAAGAAGTTCTTAAAACTGCAAAAGAGCTGTACACTTTTGTTTCTGAAAAAAAGTAATGTACAGAGTTCATATTAACGCACTAAGGCGAGTATGATCTTAACATAGAAAAGGAGAGATAGTCCAGTACAAGGCCTCAGTATTCACTACAATAATACGAAGGATTTATTTGATTTGGCCATCAAACTATCGGGTTGATGTTTATCCTTACAAAACATCCTACCATTTCGAGCCTACGTAGAAATGGATGAATACCGTAGGAAATTCTATCTCGTACCTACAAGGATAGAAGGATTATATAGGGGTGGGGGGTTGTTACCAAATAAACACGCCGGGGGCCACGGTTAGCCCCCACAGTTTAAGGTTTCTAAGTTTGCGAAGTAGTACACCCTAAAGTACCCAAGCTTAGACTAAGTAAGAGTAGAAAGTAATATTCTACTTTTGGCCTTTCTATATTAAAGGATTAATAATGTCATTGAACACACCAAAAACCTTTTCGATAGAAATTGAAAATATCGCAAAAAATAAATCCATATCCCATATGGAAGCAGTACTTTGGTATTGCAATCAAGAGGGAATTGAACCAGATACGATCAGCTCCCTTATTAGTAAAGGACTTAAAGAAAAAATTGAAGCTAATGCAAGGGAATTAAATTTCCTTCCAAGACAAGCACAATTACCAGTATAGGAGACATTATGGGTATATTATTTGTAATCGCATTATTTGGTGCAGTATTTTGCGCTGATAATCAAGAATTTTTAGAAACAGTAAAAAAAGAAAAAGCAGAGGGATATGAGTGGCATTATGTTGGAGTTACTCCTCCAGACCCTAAAGCAAAATCTGTACCTTTACAGGTAGAAGGTCAAGATCCGTATATTTTATGGAAATTAAAGAAGGATTAAAAATGGGATTGGTTAAGGGAGCTATTGTTCTCTTACCAACTTATATTACTGCATTTTTAACAGATAAAATGGTATACGTTATACCAATGCTTGCAGCTGCAAGTTTTATTGCAGCGAGTATAAGTGATGATAAAGTAGAACGTAGAGTGGAAGAAGACGGTTTTAAAAAAGACAATGAGGGCAGTTGACGTTTATTTAATGTATTGTGCGTTGAAAGCTCACTTTAAGGGTGACTATGATTATCATAGATTTAGCGGTCAAACAAAAGTTTCTAGAGATTCGTTCTGGAAACGGAAAGACCGTTTTTTCTTTGTCAAAGTTGGCTACAAATATGATGATGGTGAAGTCCTAGATTATTTAGTTTCAAACTTTATTCAAGATCGTGATGGATATATCGCAAATTTCAATAACAAAAATTACGAAGATTGGGTGCAACGAAAGAAAATGTTCTATGATATTTTCTCTCAAGAATTGCAGCCATTCGTTAAAAAGTTTAATCCCCTATTTGAATGTAACAATAAAACAGGTAGTTTCTGTTATGGCGAGCACCCATTACTCTTGAAGGAATATTTGGGTAAACGTATTTCTTTGGAAACTATGATTATTTTGGATGAACTTGTGGAGTATGGTAAAAAATGGGATAAGGAATTAACATGGGATGATTTTGTTTGGCCTGATGTAAAAAAACTTATGAATAATTACAAAGGGTTCTTGACAATTAACACAAATAAGTATAGAATAAGACTATTGAAACTAATAGAGGAGTCCAGTTGATGGAAGTCACTATGTACCTAGACGGTGATCCTACCGTAAGGGAAGAAGGGTTTTTTGAGAGTAAAGTTGGTACTCTTGAGAACCAAATTAAGGCATTGCAATATGACAATGCCGAGTTGGTGAAAACCAACTCTGAATTGGCAGAGAGAGTTACAAAACTCGCATCACGCCAACCAGCATGGCCTAAGGGGTATCGCCCTCAGCGCCGCAACTTTGTAAAGAGAGATAAGTGAAAAAAATTTTACTTATTCTTCTAACTTCTTCAGCAATTG